CAGGCGGCGAGGCGTTTGGCGAAGGGGCCCTCCTCGCACTCAATCTCGTAGTAGTTGATGCGGTCCACCTCGTACCAGCCCCGGCGGTAGAGGTCGTTGATCTGGCGGAAGATTTTGTCGTAGCGCTGGCCGCAGGCTTCCAGCGACCACTTGCTGCGGGCAATGTCGGCAATGGTGCGGCGGTCAAGATCGCCTACGGCGTCAATGCCGTCGATCCAGTCCTGCAGGGTGTGGCAGCGGTAGCCACTGACGCCCTCAATCACGGTTTCAGTCATGGCGCCGTAGTCCACGGCGACCACCGGGGTGCCGCAGAGCATCGCTTCCACAGCCATGCCGCAGAAGGGTTCGGTGAACACCGTCGGGGCCAGCAACGCCCGCGCATTGCGGAGGAACTCAGAACGCGCTTTGCCCGCAATGGGACCTCGGTACTCGATGTTGGGGTGGGCCCAAGGTGTGGGGTCGCCTTGACCGTGCAGCACGATGGGCCACGGGCTGTGGTCGGCGATGGCCTTGATGGTGTCAATGCCTTTAAGCGGGGTGATGCGCCCCAGAAACGCGAGGTATTGGCCTGGTTCGTAACTGGGTTCCCAATCGTCAAGGTCGTAGTAGTTAGGGACGACCCACTCGTAGTTCTTGCCGTTGCGGCCTTCCTTGCCCTGGTGGTAGTGCATCCAGGCATAGGACTCAAAGATGCGGAAGCTGTCCGGCATCAAGGTGGGGTAGCCGATGCCGGTTTCGACGTGCTGGTGGCCGGGGAACTCGGCCATGAGCTGCTGGTGCGCGTGGCCGAACGGGTGGCAGATGATGTCTTGCGGCTGTAGGCGCTCGCGCAGGGCTGGGATCAGGCGCTGCTCAAAAAGCTGGTGGCCGGCGCTGCCGACCGTGGCGTCGTTGCCGTGGAAGTCGGTTTCGCTGCGGTTGTACAGCGCCCCAAACTCAGCGGCGCTGAGCATCACCACATGCTCGTCAGCCTCAGACTCCGAACCGGCGTTGCTGTATTCGATGACGGTGTAGCCCTGGGCCCGCATCATCTTGGGGAACCGCAGGGCCTTGCCGGTGAACGCACAGTGGCTATAGGCCGCTGTGTGCTGAGTGTGAAAGATGCCGACGAGATGCAGGCGGGGCGCGCCCGGTTTACTCTTGACTGCCATTGGTTTCGCTGGAGATAACAACCTCAGCCTGTTGAGCGAGGTGGGCATCGAGGGCTGTCAGGTACGGCTCCAAAATAGCCGTATCTGCAAACGCCTCATTTGGGGACTTGGGGCGGCTGTTGTACTCGATTTCACCCTCCGTGTCGTACCACTGAATGGCGTGGATGGTGGCGTCGTCGAATGGCCAGTCAGGAAGATTGGCTGCCTCGGTGTCGCGGCGGATCCAGTGGTCCTGGGGGATGACGGTGACTCTCATGGCTTGGCCTCCAGTAGCGCTGTGGGATTGGTTAGCTGGGCAGCGGCCAGCAAGACTTGCTGACTGGCATGTTGAGCATTGACCATTTCATTGCGAAACGACTCAACGGCTGCACCAGTCTGGCGCTGTTGCTGGCTGTTTTCGATCATGAGCATGGGCAGCCAGGTCACGGCGCAGCCCCATTCGTCGATCTCTTCGCCAGTGTTTGGATTGTGGCCACGGACTTGGGTGAACCATGAGCACTCCAAGCCTTTGCAGTCGGCTTGGATGAGGGGGCAAAAAGTTCCGGGTTTAATTTTCATTATTAATTTTTCGTGGCGATAATGGCGTCAACGTATTGCACGGCAAAGTCCATTGCTGTGCCCGTAAAACTGTGATCGTGCGAGCCTCCACCACCAGTATTTCCGGTCGCCGTTGCCAGACCGTAAAGCTGGGTTCCGGCGTTTAGAGCGCCAGTACCGCCGGTGGCGTTATATGTTAAAAAGTTGTTACCGGTCGGTGGATGGCTGTGCGATGGTATTTGTGTCGTCGTCAACGTCGTAGCACCCACCGTGCCAGCCGGCGTTCTGCTGGCAAACACCGTTGTAAATGCCGTAGTACCGCCGGAGCTGGCGGTGCCGCTAACAATTCGCAGGGCTTTGTTGTTGTGCGTTGTGCTTTTTGTCCAGCCGGTGGGCGCGGCTGTTTGCACGAAAAGCATGACGGTCCCGGCAGGGAACCCGGCTGCTTGCCACGTCGGTGCCGACCCTGTGCCGTTGCTTGTAAGAACTTGGCCGGCGGTTCCATAGTTGGCGCCGGCTAGTCCCCAGGCGCCGTCGGAAGCAATACGGAAGCGCTCAGTGCCGCCCGTGGTGAGCGCCGCCTGATCGGCTCCGGGGCTATAAAGGCCGGTGTTGTCGTCGCCTGTGAAGTACAGGCTTGGGCCGGTTGCCGTTCCAGCAGCCAGCGCGTTTGGACCAGCGGGGCCGGTGGCACCGGTCACACCAACAGGGCCGGTGGCGCCTGTGGCGCCGTCAACGCCTGCAACTCCTGTTGCACCAGTTACTCCAGTCGGTCCTGTTGCTCCGGCAGGGCCCGTAGAGCCAACAACACCTGTGGCACCCGAGACGCCGACTACACCTGTGGCTCCTGTGGCGCCGCTGACGCCAGCAACACCCGTTGCACCTGTGTCACCCGCGACTCCAGTGGCACCTGTTGCGCCAACAGCGCCGGTTGCTCCCGCAGGTCCGGTGGCTCCGGTTGGGCCGCTTGGCCCGGTAGCTCCTGCTGGGGCGATAAACGCTTTGACTTCCCAGCCGGTGCCGTTCCACAGCCAGGTGCGGCCCTCGAAGGTGTATTCGTCGTTGACCGCTGGTGCGGCTGGAAAGTCGATGGCTGGCATGGTTCAGGTTACCAAAACAAGGCGTTTGATGCGCTCGCGCACCGCTACATGCACGGCAGCGCGGTCATCTGTGGCAGTGGTAAATCCGACCAGTCTTGCGCCTTGGCCAGCAGTGGTTTCGCGCACTAGGCGAGCGGTTTGGTTGCCGATGTCGAATATCTGCAACGAGGTGCTGTTGGCACCAACGGTCGGCACTGCGTTAAGGCCGCTGAAAGCGGCGGCATAGCGAACACTGTTGGCACCAGGCGAGCCGTCGTTGACGCTCTGCTCAGCCATTGTGCCGTCACCCTGCAGCAGGATGATGCCGGTGACTTCGGTTTCCCACGCGGCGGTGACGGTTGCCGCCGAGGCATACATGATGTTGGCGTTGTTGGTGCGGTTGACGACAATCGTCTGGTTGCCGCTGGCAAGGCCCCTGCCCAAAAAGAACAAGTCGGTGCGGCCCGGCTCACCAGCGGAATCGACAGCCGCACCACCGGACACCCGTGTCAGCCCGGTGCCGCCGTAGGTAACCGAGGTCACCGTGTCGGTCGCGCTGTTCATCACATGCACAAACACGACCACGCCCTGGGGCGTTCCGGTTTGGGTGTGGGTCCACGAAAACGACGCCTGGTTGGTCGAACCAGTGGTGCCGGTGTGGCTCTCGGACGTGGCGCTGTGTGCGACGGCCATTAGAAGATCAAACTCACGGAGAGCTGACTAACCGTGCCACTGGTGGCAGAGGTGGTGAGCCAGACAAAGTTGTTGGCAGCCACCGTGGCGTTGTTAAAGCTCGTGGTGCTGACGCCCGTGGTGGTGTTGGTGCAGGTGATGCCACCGGTGACGACTTCCGTTCCAGCAGCACTGATGTCGGTGCCATAGCGAATCGAGAAGGTCACCGACGGCGTAGAGCCCATGACCGTGGAGCGAATCTGCGTGATGGTGAGGCTGGCAGTGGTGAAGAACAGCACCACGTCCTCAGCGTTCGTGGGGTTGAGGATGCTGAGAGCTTTAGGTGCGGCGATGCCTTGAACGCCGGTAGCGCCTGTGACGCCAACCACGCCAGTGGCTCCCGTAACTCCGGTCGCTCCAGTGGCACCGCTGACACCGACAACACCTGTAGCTCCAGTGGGGCCGTCTACGCCCGTCGCACCCGAGACGCCAATGACGCCGGTAACCCCAGTGGCACCCTGCACACCCGTTGCACCACTGACGCCAATGACGCCTGTCGCTCCAGTGGCACCGGAGACGCCCACAACGCCGGTGGCGCCCGTGGGGCCTTCGACGCCGGTAGCGCCAGAAACACCGATAGCGCCTGTGGCACCAGATACACCTATGACCCCGGTAGCTCCGGTGGCCCCTGAGACGCCGACAACACCTGTTGCTCCGGTGGCGCCGCTAACACCGATGA